GTGAGGTTTTCGACGCTGTCGCCGGTCACTGAGCCCGTCCACCAGATCTTCGGCGATTGGCTCGATCGCCAGTTGTTCATGTACAGCCCGGGCGAGATGTTGATCACGTTGCCCGTGATCGCGAGGATCTTCACGATCTGCGTCTGGTTGTAGTCCACGCCGCCGATGGTTCGGCCGTTCGAGCTGCCTGTTTCGGTGGATTGGTGACAGGTTCCGGAAACGTCGCAAACAAAAGCTCCTCCGGTGTCAGAGGTGTCGTTGGCCTGGTCGAGGATGATGGTTTGCCCGACGGTGAGTCCGCTCACGCTGTCGAGCGTCAGAAAAGCATTTCCCTGCGCATAGCCCGCGATCCAATTGTGAGCATTCGAGCCGCCGGGCTGAACCGCCGGGCTTCCCACGTAGAGAGGGCTCGAATCGCTGATGCAGATGTTCCCGCCCTGGCCGCCGCAGCTATCGCCTCCCGAAAATCTCAGGATGGTCTGGATGGGCCCGGCGCCGCGGAGGGTGACGTTACTGTGCCCGCTGAAGGCGATGCCCGACGCGAGGTTATAAACTCCCGCGTTGAGGAAGACGACCTGGTTTGCCGGGCAGGAAGCGATCGCCGAATTGATTGTCGATGACGAAGCGCCAGGGCTCAGCGTCGTGCAGATCGTTGAGCGCGTGGGAATGGTCGTCCCGACAGAGGACCAGTCGATCGCGCGCGTGGAATTGATGATTCCTGACCAGGCTTGCGCACCGGCGCGTTGCGCCAGGAGCAGAAACATCAGACAAAGAACGATCTTTTTCATGCTGAAAATCCTCAATTCCCGATAAGCCTGTGACGGGAAGAAATGACGGTAGCCGCAGCGAATGATGCAATCGCAATCTTGCTGCTCGCTGATGGGGTTATCGTGTAAGTTCCCGTCGAGGTCTCATTCACATCTCCGACAACGAGAAGCCCGTTCGGCGTGGTCAACATCGTTCCGGTAACTCGTGTCGTGAACGGAGCGCTGATCGTAAGCGGGGTTCCATCACCGACCGCTCCAACAATGGTAGTGACGGCCTGTGTCGTGGTTATATTTTGACTGGCGACGTTCGCAGTGCCGGAAGTAGCAAAAACGTCTAGCGTTGCCGTTCCACTGTACTCGAGGCAGTCGGCTATGGCTGCCTGACTAGACGCCAGGGTTATGGTGATCGTGTCCGAGCCTGACGAGAGGGCTGTTCCGTGGTAGTAGCCTGTGGTCGCTGAATTACCTGCCTGATCGATTGTCCAAGACGTGCTTAAGGTGTCAGCGACGGTGTTAACATTCGGCCCATTGGTTTTTGTAACGACGATCAGTAAATCTCCAATCGTGACACTCCCAGAAAAGGTGCAGGTCTGCGTGAGTCCTAGAGTTCCAGCACTGGCAATGCCTTGGACAAACGCGGCTTTGGCGCTGGAAGAGACGAACAGAAACGCGGCGAGCAAAAGCAGTTTTTTTACTGGTTGCATTGGATGTCGATCTCCACAAATTTGGCCGTGGCCACTGTTTTGAGTTGAATTCCGAAAATGTCGTTGGCGGAGACGGCAGTCGTCCAGCCGGTGAGCGTGGTGCTGTGAATGGAAGTTCCCGTCGAGATTGCCGGGAGCGCAGAAGCGGTGATGGTGTTTGAGACGGTGGGGATCGCGGTGCCCGTGGCAATCTTCCAGATGTCGAGCGTCGCGGTGCCGGCGTCGACGGAAATGTTCCAGGCCGCGATCGTGCAGGCGTAAGGAACGGTGAAGTAAACGACTGAGCCGGAGGTCAGCGCGGATCCCCCGGTGTCGCCGAAGGTTGTCCCGAAGTCCCGGATCTTGAAATTAGAGCCCAGCGTGGTGGCCAGGCCGCCGGATGTGGTCACGTCGCCAGTCAGGTCGACGACTTGCGAGGCCTGGCTGCCGGCGCCGGCCATGAGCTTATTGTTGGTAAGAGAGGAAGCGCTCGTGACGCAGGTCGCGCAGGCGATCGTTCCCGTGGAGGTGATCGTGCCGCCCGTGATCGGTGAAGTGGTCGCGACGCTGGTTACCGATCCAGATCCAGCAGGCAGGACCAGCGTGCACTGATAGTTCGTATTGTCGCTGTAGCAGTAAGCGACTGAGGAGGCCGGAACCGAGAGGCTTGCATGGAGAACGCCATCATTGCCAGCAATTTGGCTGACGGTCGGAGTCAGCGTGGCGCTCGTCGTACTTGCAGTCTTCACGAAGAAATCGAAATTGCTGTCAAAATCGCCAACACCAGCTTGAGGAACGGTGATAGCAACTGCACCGCCGTTCGTGTACAGCTTTCCTCGTCCGCGATCAATCGCCGCAATCGTGTCAGAGGCGCCCGTGACGGTGACATAACCTTCTCCGGGTTTGCAGAATCCCAAAGTCCCGACACCACCGGAAACGGAATCGCAAGCTACGTAAATGATGTTCGGCGTGACCGGAGGAGTTCCGAAAGCGCTCCCGACGTTGGGAGTCGCAAACATCGTGCGATCGTCCGTGATCGTGGTGATCACTCCGCCCGAGGCCACCACGACCGCGATCGGAATATTCGTCGCAGTGAAAGCGCTCGTGCTGGTTGCCGGCACGCAGGACGAAGCAGTGTTCAGATACACGTAATTGGTGACCGAGTTCGTCATCGTCAGCGTGCCGCCGGCATACGTGGCGATCGCGCCGTTGCAAAACGCCGTCCCCGCCCCGAGGTTGAGCGTCAGGCCCGAACCGGCCGTGGGCGCGTAACCTGTTCCCACGCCCTGGACGTACTTGGCGTTCACCGGATAAATCGGCGCCGTTGGCGCTTGCGGCTGCTGCGCGAGCGCTCCGATCGGCGCGAGGAGCGCCAAAACAATCCACAAAACTTTCCTCATTGCTTTTTCTCCCTTACGAAACGAATGCATACGATCCTCCGCTTGCTGCCGCTGCGACTGCGTTCACCACTACGGTTCCCTGGTAATTCCCAGTTCCCGCCGAGCTGTAAGAAAAAGTTGGAGTGAGACTTCCGGCCGGAGAGGTTTCGATATAAAGACACCCGGACGCGGCGGAAAGGTCGTTGGACTGATTTTTGAGCGTTCCGCGATTGCAGGTGTCCGTAGACGCTCCGCGATTCGATCCGAAATAAATGGCGAAGTCGCCTGCGCTTGTCGTCGTCACGCCCGTGATGGAAGTCGAGCCGGAACCGTTACGGGAAAAATCAGCTTCCACGAAATCGAAGCGGCCGACCAGAGTGACGATCGCAAGCGTGCTGTCGAACGTGCCTGCAAACGTAACCGTGACGTGCCCGGTGGATATATCCGCAGCGGTCAGGACGCGGAAGAATGCAGCGCCATTCCAGTTCGTCCCTGATAGTTGGTTCAGAACAGCCCATCCGATCGGGACGTTCGGAGCGAAGCCGCCTCCCGCGAGAATGATGGCCGTGTCTCCAGCCACAGTTCCAGCTGGCCAGCTCACGGTGTAGCTGCCGGCGCTCGACGCCTGTATTCCTGTGCCTCGGATGGAGGGCATTTCCCAGCTAACTCCTCGTGATGTTCAAAAGAATCGTGACGCGCGTCACGGTCGTCGCCGAGGTCACGTTGAAAGCGATTACGTCCCACTGCGCGACTGCGGTGGTCCAGGTCGAAACGCCAGACGCCGCCGAGGAAGCCGACTGTGCGGAGGACAGAGCCACGGGGGCGCTCGCACTGATCTTGTCTGTCGTTGTGTTCGGAACTGATGGCGCGGCATTCGGAGCGGAGGAGGCGTGCTTGTCAATGTCCACGTTGATCGAGCCGGACTGATCCGCGATGATCGACCAGCCGACGATCGTGCCGCCGTATGGAACCTGAACAAAACCTTTGACGCCGGTGGTGATGGCGGAGCCGCCGCCATCGATCGTGATGCCCACGATCCCCGGAACGGCCGTGTCGACGTAAGTTTTTACGGCCTTCTGACTGGGAACGCGCGTGTCGGAGTTGGCTGCGAGCGTTCCGTCGGTGTCGAGCGAAATGGTTGCCGGGTTTTCGAGAACGCCCGAGGCAACGCGCACAAATCCGGTACCGCTCGGAGCCGGGCCGGCCGGGCCGGTGGCTCCCGTGGATCCTGTCGCGCCCGTGGCGCCCGTGGCCCCGGTCGCACCTGTAGGCCCCGTCGGGCCCGTGGGCCCCGCTGGTCCGGTCGGGCCTGTCGCGCCGGTGGCTCCGGTTGCTCCCGCCGGCCCCGTGAGGTTCTCGATCGGAGATCCCCACGCGCCAGCCACTTGCTTATAGACATCTCCATTCGAAGTGTTGAGATAGAAATCGCCGTTGTTGTGCAGCGTGCTCGGAGCTCCGGCGCCGGAGTACCAGGTCGTGCCGCTGCCGCCGCTGCTGCTGATCACCCAGCAGTCGGCCTCGCCAGTGATGCCGGCGTCCGAAGCCACGAGATACAAATTGGTGACATCGGAGGCCGGCGACTGCAGCCAGATTGCGCCGCCGGACTTCATGCGGATCACGATGAGCGTGGGAATCTGGCCTAGACCGTGCGCAATTGTGAAATTCCCCGGCGCGCCTGGCGCGAGCGCAACCTTGGCAAATGCGAGCTGTGTCAGCACCGGCACCGCGCCCCAGACATAGGCCGTGCCCGTGATGTCGGCATCGCTTGCGTCGAGAAGAAGATTTGTGGCGTCCCAGGATGCCGATTGAAACCAGATCGCACCGCCGGAAGTCATCTGCACGAGCGCGAGCGCCGGAACGGATCCGAGTCCATGGGCGACGGAGAAATTCCCCGGAGCGGTCGGAGTGAGCGGAACAATGGCCGATGGAACGGAAGAAAAGCAGATCGCTGTGCCGGTGATGCCGGCGTCGGAAGCGACGAGGTAAAGATTCGTTCCGTCAAAGCCCGTGGGGTTTTGCAGCCAGATGCTTCCGCCGGAAGTCATCTGGATCAGGACAAACGCCGGCGCGACGCCCAGGCCGTGCGCGACCGTGAAATTTCCAGGAGCGCCAGGCGCAAGCGCAATCTCCGAAACACTAATTCCGCTGGCGCCGGCTCCGCCTCCCGCGATCGCTACGTTCGCGGTCACGTCGCGCACTTCGTAAGAGGGATTGTTCGGATCGGGATAAGGCGGTCCGGCCTGCCAGTCGACATTCACTCGCCCAGGAGGAGCGGGCGGAAATGTAGAGTTCAGGTTTACTTCAGTCGATTGTGCGCCCGCTGCGACTGGCAAAGGCTAAGCTCCGTTAACGTAGAATCCGCCCGGAGCGAAGCTGCCCACGGGCGTGAAAGGATAAGGAACGCAGTCCGCCAGGTTGTTCTGCTGGCCGAAAGTTTTGTTGTAGGCCGCGAATTTGAAATAGAGCGTCCTGCCGACCCACGACGCCGGCAGATCGATCTTGAAGGTCGCGCCATCGATCACGCCAAAGCGCGATCCTGCCGGATGATCCATCACCGCCGTCCCAAGAGTTCCGCGGCGGATGTAGGTATCGAGTGAGTAATGCTCGGCGGAAGTGAGCGTCGCGATCGTGGCGCACACAGCCTCGAAAGCCGCCGTGCCAGCGACAAAAGATGGATCCGCGAAATTGTCCGCGGTCGCCTGGCTCTGTGTGGCGATCGAGCCGTTGGACTCGCTGAGATCCACGGCCAGGACGTCGCTGACATCGGGATCCGGGCCCGATGGATAATCGGCCGTCAGCACGCCGGTGCTCGCTGGCCCAATGCTGCCAAGCATGGTCGGATAGCTCAGGCCGCCGTCGAGCGAAAGGAACGCGATGCAGCCGCCGTAATTGGGATCCATGCCGGAAACCAGGAACCAGATTTGCGGCGTCCCGCCGGCCGGCAGCATGGCCTGAGGCGGCTGAAAAATAATTGGCGGGTTGACGAGGCCCGGGGAGACGTTGGACTTCACGATCGATCCGCTCGCGCTCGTCAAAACTTTCGGGCTCGGATGGTTCAGCCCATAAATGAATTCATCGGCCACGCAGTCGAGCGTGCGCTTGTCGGTTTCCTTCACACTCTTCAGCCGCACAGCGAGACTCACGAGGCCCAGGCGAGTATCCGAGATCGTCACCAGGTCCATGGCCTCGAGATGCAGCCACTCCTGCTTCAGCGCGAAGGACCACTCGTTCACGCCGGCAGCGCTGCGCTTGGCCAGAATGGAAGCGATAGCCTGCGCAACGGGCCCGCTGGAAATCGCCAGCAGAGCCTTGGATCCGGACGGCGTGTTGACGCCGAGCTCCGCGGCCGAGAGCGTCCCGCCCTTGCGCGGACCGAACATGGCCACAGCTTTTTGATCGAGCTCGGAGACCACGTTGCGCGCGTAATCGAGCGAGCGCTCGACGTACTCGATGGCCACCACGTTGTCGCAATCCGTTCTCCGCTTGCGCGTGAACTTCACGGGCGCGACGTTGCCATTTTTGTCCAGGGCAAAATCCTGGTCGGTGAGATTCGCGATCGGGCCCGCGGCCGTGGGCGCGATGTACACGCCGCCGTATCCCGCGCCACTCACTTCGTCGTAGGGAACGATTTTCACTTTGTCGCCGGAATAAACGGGCGCGGAGTTGCCGATGGTCAGCAGCTCGTCGATCAGATCCTTGGCCGACCGCTGCGAGTCCTGGACCAGCGCCACGGAAATTCCATTCGCGCGGCACCAGGAGCGCATCGGCTCGAGATCCTCGATCAGCGAGCCGTTGCCCGGCGCGACAAATGAACCGGCCGAAGCGGCGATCGGCGGATAGTCATTGCAATTGACGCCGTGCCCGATCACCACGGCGGTGTTGAACAGGGCCCTGAAAATTATGATTCCGTCGCCGCCGTCCGCTCCATCCTTCCCCGCCTCAGGTTGCGGAAGTGGAAGCGAGGTGGATCCTGTCGGCTCCGCGCTATCTACTCCCGACGGACCGCGTGGGCCGCCCGCGCCACCGCGAGCTGAAAATTGCGGGACTGCGGAATCGTTGGTCAGGAATTCGCTGGCAAGGATCACGGCGCCGCCATTGCCCGCCGTCCCTCCGCCGCCGCCTCCGCCGCTGGCCATGTGCCCGGTGAATGCCACGGGACCCGCGCCGACGGTTCCGTTGCCGCCTCTGCCGCCGATCGAACGCACCGCGCCGGTCGAAGAGATGATGATTTGCTTTGCGAACAGAACGACCCAGCCGCCGTGTCCTCCGCGTCCTCCACCGACGCCTCCGTATCCAGCGGCGCCCACTCCATAGGCCGATGAACCGCCGCCTCCGCCTCCGCCGGCGCCGCCGGGAGCCGATGGCAAGCCGAAGGAACTGAGACTCGCTGGAGATGAATAGGCCGTTTCCAGCAGCGCTTCAACGTCCAGTGTGGCCGAGGACGTTATCGTTCCCGTCGGTCCGCGCGATCCGCCCGCTCCTCCGGTACCGGAATGAACCGGCGGAACGCTGTTCAGGAAGCTGTCGAGCGTCAGGCTCTCGCTAGATCCGCCCTGGCCGCCCTGGCCGGACGAGCCGCCAGGAACACCGTTTCCAGGGATGATCACCGTTTGTGCCGGAGGGCCCGGAGAATAGAAAACCTTTCCGGCCGGCAGCGCGTTGGCAGTGTTTCCTCCAGCTCCGCCGACGCCGCCGTTCATTCCATCGCCATCGCCATCGACCGCGGGAATGCCGGCGTTGCCTGGGCCCGTGAACCAGTCGTCAGTGCGATGGATATCAAAAAGGGTAGCTAGAACCGGAAGAGATCCCGTGAGATCAGTCGACGTGTCACTCCCGCCGCCCGGACCGATCGCATCGCGCCCGTCGTTGTGAACCAGGCCGTCAATCTTGATTGTGCCGCGGCAGAAGATGCGCCAATTCGCGGTGATGACGGTCGCGCCACTCTGCACCCACAGACTCGTAGCGTTCACGTCGGCGGTCAGAGTGTGCACGCCGGCGCCATAGACGATCGCGCCGTCGGCGCCCGTTCCGATATTGTTGTAGTCGATCGGCATTTAGACCAGCACCGGTCCTGAAGCCACGATGTCCGCGATGATGTCAGCGACGTCAGCATCGCCATTCGGCCACTGCGTGAAACTCCCGATGGCTTCCACATTCAGGCTGGGCGGCGTGTTGGCCGTGCCCAGGTCGTACTGTGGCGAGCCCAGGCCTGAGACCCACTTCTGGCGAACCTGCTGGCCATCGAAGCCGGCATACTCCGTACCCGATGCGAGCTCGCGCTCAAACTCCAGATTCATGATTTCGAGCGGCGTCAGAATTGTTCCCTGCGTCGGATCCGAGAGTGTTCCTCCGAGCGAATTGAGAATTGCGGGCACGCCGTAGTAAACGGTGACGGGCTTTCCCTCGAGCGCGGAAGGAAAGCTGACCGTCGGCGTCGAGCCATCCCAGGAAAAGCTGTAGGGATCGCGCGCGTGATAGGCGCCTGGATCGACTCGCCCAGGAACAGCAAAGGCGGTATTCCAAAGTGGCCGCTCCCAGGTTCCGAAAATGGTGCGCGCGCCTGGCGAGCCGTAATCGTTGAACGTTTCCGTGAAGTCTTCGTGGATGGACGCCGCGAAAACCGCGACCAGCGTTCCCGCCGCGGCGCCCGGCGTCGATTCAAAATGCTGCAGGCTCATCACGTCGCCGGTCTGCGCCGCGTTGAACGTGTACAGGCCGCCCGAAGTCACCGTGTACTGCAGCGGACCAGGAGGAAAAGCAGGATCCGAGCGCGCGAGATAGGTACCCGGAACGAGAAACGGAAACGGAGGAGCAGCGTTGCCGCCGAGCGTGACGTCCTGGACAGCGCAATCAGCAACGAAATTCGGAACCGTGACCGTGTAGGGAGGGCCCACGGTGTAAAGAAAGCCCGTCTCCGTCAGGCCGCCCGCGGGAACGAAAGTGAATTTCCCTCCGCTGATGAAGCCGGAAGCGCTTCCCTTGAACACCATGAACAATTGGTTGTTCACCCACATCGACATCACGCCGAGGATCGGCGCGTGTCCCAGCAGGAAATCCATCGCTGCGGAATAGAAAGTGGCGTTGGACTTTTTCGATTGCTTCTTCCCTTGGCTTTGCCCGGTGATGCTTGCGAGCAGCGCGTTGCTGGGATTGCCGAGGCGTTGCCAGCCGTTGTACCAAATCAGATCCGGCACGGTCTTGCAGAGGCCGTAGATCAGCTTTACGGTTTTCCCGTAAGCCGCGGCGCTGACGTGAACGCCGGTGTTTCCGTTGCCGACCGACGCTGTGGGTGTTCCGCTCTTCTTCACTTGGCATCCCCTTTCGGGAGGTCCCACGGATCGAAGTAGCGGAACTCATGCTTGCCGAATTTGGGCGAGGAGTGAATGTCATCACACACAACGACGCAGTGACCGCTCGCGCAGGCAATCACTTTCGGCCAGTCGATGACCATCGCGGAGTGCGCCCAGTCCCGGCCGCACCTGGCGACGACGACGTCTGCCGGCAGCGGCGCGGATCCTGGCTCGAGCTCATACTCCGTTCCGATGAGCCGCTTCAGCTGCTCGATGAACGGGCTGGGATCGCTCTCGCGCTTGTGGAGAAACCATTGCGGCGACCAGTGCGGCACGTTTTTCACATCAATGTTGCGCAACCCGGAGCCATTCAGCGAGCCGGCCAGAAAGCGCCCACAATCGACGCCCACGCCTTTGACCATCTGCTCCCACATGAAGGGCGTGCCGCGCCAAGTGAGCGCCTCGCGAAGCACCGCATTCCGCTCTCTCAGTTCCTGAACCGTGATTCCCTTGCGCGGCCAGCTCATGCAATCACCACGGCAGAATCGAGCGGCGAAGGCACATAGGGGAATCCGGCATAGTCGCTGCCCTGCAGCGCCGCGCCCGCCTGGTCCGGAGGAACGAAAATGAAGGCCTGGAAGGTGTCGCCCACTTGCGGATCGAATGGCAGCGGCTCGTAAAGATAGAAAACATGGTGACCGATCCCGCTGTCGTAGATCTGCTGGCGCACTCCGCGGAAACTTCCCGCCAGCTTTCCCGGCGCGCTCATCACCACGTAGCCGTCATCCCAGGATCCGTTTGCCGGCGCGTAGCCGCCCGGCGCGTCGGTCGGATCGGCGTAGAGAATTTGTCTCGTGGATCCCGAGACCAGGCTGAAGTTCGCCGGGCCATTGTTCAGGACCTGCCCAGTGGTGTACTGCGCGACGATGTTGGTGGGCTCGATCAGGTTTGTCGGCACCATCTCGTTCAGGACTTCGAGACGGCTGAGCACCGTCATCGCCGCCTTGAGCCGGTCGGGATCGATGTTTCCGATGCGTCCGGAGAACATCAGGCAGGCGCCCAGGGTGTTGGCGTCGCCGATCGCTGGCATCACGCATCGCCAGAGCTCCACAACGCCGTTGTCGAAGATGCCACGGCCGAAGCCTTGGATCGCGCTCAAGACCGTGTTGCCGAGGCCGTCCGTGGCCAGCACGTCGGAATCTTTCGGGCTCCAGGTCACATTGAGCGAATCGGCCTGCAGGCCGATCTTCGATTCCACGGATCCGCGCTGGACCTCCGCGGGAACGAACGTTCCGCGATAATCCCACTTCAGGGGCGAAGGGTAGCTGGTGAGCAAAAACGTGCGGCCGAGATATTTCCCGGTGTAGTTCGGCGCCGTGGTGATCACGAATAAATCGGCGACGTGCAGCTCGCGATGAGCGGCCAGATGCGACTGCACGGCGGCCGTGGAACTCAGGCCTGACCCGTCGATAAATGCGCGCATGGAGATAGCCTGAGCGAAGCCCGCGCGCGGCAGCAACTGGAGATTGGCTTCATGTGCTACTTGGGAAGCTTTCTGGTGATGAAATCGCTGAACGTTTTGAACTCCCCGCGCAACGCTGCGACTTCCTTGTGGTAAAACCCGGCCACGACGTCGCGATAGATGGTTCCGAGAATGAAGCCGGCCAGAGCTCCGATGGTGAATACCTCAGCTGTCTGCATCAGTTCCTCCTTGGTTTGATCAGGTCCTCGTCGTCACGAGCTGAACTTTTTGCGCTGAATACAAAAGCGCCAGGAACTTGTCGACCTCCTGGTCGCTTTGCTCGAAGCGCACGCGGTAGTACCAGGAGAAATCCGCCGTCATGGTGAAGCCGCTGGGATCGATCAGGAACTGCACGGCCAGGCCTGGATAGGTCACGCCGCCGAGAGCGTAGCCCGGGCCCACGATGTTGTAGTCCGTGCCGGCCGTCTGCGAGACGCCGTCCTTGTAGATCACCGGCGCCGTGCCAGGATTGCCGTTCACGCCGGCAGCTTCGTAAATGTTTTCATCGTAGCCGCCGCGCGAGATCACCAGAGGCGCAATACTATTTATGTCCGGCGTGAGCGGCTGGCCCAGGACGCTGCCGTCATCTGGATTTTCTGTGAGCACGGGCAGCGAAAGCAGAAAGGATTCGAAATCGCCATGCCGCGCACGGAAGAATCCGCGAAAGATGTTCGGCTCATCGGCCGT